TCTTAGAACAAATGTCAAGAGGTTTTTACCAGTTTTTTATGTTTCCGGCAATAATAACAAAACAAGTTATGAAGTTAACGACTACAATTATTGTTCTTATCATAGCAATCTTGTCAGCTTCACAATCATTTGCACCCTCTTTTTCACCTATAGCTTTAGCCCATAGTCGCCATACTTTTTTCATAGAATATACTCTTATGTCACTAAGTGACTAAAGTTCTTCTCTTTCTTGAATTGAACAACACTTCTAAACTTATCGAATAGCATATCTTGTTTGTGGGAAATGACGAACACGTTCTGGTCTGAGAACGTATCTAGGATTTTGAGGAAGTCATCTGTACCAGAACCATCTAATGATGAATCAAAGATTTCATCAAGGATTAGTAGATTGGTGTTAGTAGAGTTCTTCATCTTTGCGATTGCACGCCATGTGAATAGTAGTGCAAGGTCGATACGCATCTTCTCACCTTCAGAGAATGATGCATAGGAAAACTCATCACGAAAGCGTGACTTGATAGTTTCATTAAAGTTCTCATCCAAGTTAAACTGTACATAAAAATCCATAGAGGATAAGTATGTATTGACTAGCTTGTTCATAATAGGAAGGTATTGTTTTACTATCTTTGTTTTGATACCAGTGTCTTGTAATAGATTACGAGCAACATCAACATAGAATTTATCTTCATTTAACTTAGACTTCTGTTCTTCGATTAGTTTAATCTGTCCTTTAAGTTCGGCAAGTTTTACTTTATCATCATCAGACACAGAACCCTGTGTATAAGTTTCGATATCTTTTTGTAACTTTACATTAAACTTTTCTAACTCATTTATAGAAGAACGAATCTTTGCAATCTCAACATCATGTTTTCTGAACGCTTCTAGATTTTCTCTAATTATTTCTAGTCGTTCTTGTTCTTCTCGTTCCATTCGCTTGGCGTCAGAGATTGCTTTGTCAAGTTCTCCAACTTTGGAGTTGCGAGTTGCAATCTGCGTCTGCTTTGTTGCATCCGTAATATCTTGCTCGCATGTCGGACATTCTGCGTTCTCCTCGAAAAAGTTAATCTGCCTTTCATATTCACCTCTTTTATTCTGTAGGGCTGATTCAGTTCTACTTAGTTTACGAATTTTCTCTTCTAACTTAATCTTCTGTTCACTATCATATGACAGAGATGTCTTCGCTTTATCAAGCAAAACAATAGAGTCTTTTTTAGTTTTTATTGATTTTTCGTTACTAGTAATTTTAGACTTACTCTCTTCAATTATTGAAGATTTGTTTTCAATAACATCTTCTATAAACCTTTGTTGCAAAGATGCCTTTTCTTTTGTTAAGTCAAATTGCGCCTCAGTATTCCGTATGTTCTCATTTAGTTCTTTTGTTTGATTCTTCAATAAAAAGTTCATCAATGAAAAAATCTTAATATCTAAGATATCCTCAACAACCTCACGGCGGGCCTTAGTAGTAAGTTGCATGAATGGTACAAATGTAGAAGAACCTAGAATAACAACTTGTGTAAATGAACGATAGTTTAGTCCCATAATTTGTTGTTCAAGATACTTCTGATAATCACGAGCATTTGCATCTTGGTTAATCATGTTACCATTAACGTAAACCTCAAACTTGTTAGGTTTAATGCCCCTAACAACCTTAACGTCCTTACCACTTACGTTAAACTCAACCTCAACAACAGAACCACCACCATTTACAGTGTTGACTAATTGTTTCTTGGAAATGTTTCTAAATGGTTTATTGAACAAACCAAAACACAATGCATCAAGAATGGTACTTTTACCAGCACCATTCTCACCAATAATTAATGTAGATGAACTTCTGTCCAACTGTATTTCTGTAAAGTTATTCCCTGTGGAAAGAAAGTTTTTCCACCGCACGAATCTAAATGTAATCAAAGTTCTAAGTCACTCGCTTCTAAGTATAGAGATTTCATCATGGATGTTAGTCTATCTTTATCTAACTCCACATCTAATTCATCAATATATCGCTCTAACACTGTCATAGTATCTTCTGCATTCTCAACAATCTCATCAGACACATTAGATGCATCCAACTCACTAAAGTCCTCTACAATCTTAACCTCATGGGCTCCAGATTCGGACAACACTTTATCAACAAACCTATCGAATTGATAGATATCTTTTTTATTGACAACGACTATTCTAACATACTTATCCCTTAATGTCAATACATCAAAGTCAGAAAAATCCTTAGTACTATCATCATAGTATACTTTTTCAAAAATTGTGTGGGGATTGATGATACGTTCAAGTTCCCTCGTGTTCGTGTCAAACACATGGAATCCTTTTGGACAACCGTTATCAGACCAAGTCATTTGATATGTGTTACCAAGATAGAACACCTGTCCATCGTCAGATTTCTTGTGGAAGTGTCCACTGAATACTGTATCGAATTTCTTTAAGAATCCTTTATCATATCCACCTTCTGCAAAGTGTCCAGCGTGCATCTCAAACCCATTAATCTCTAAGTGTCCCATAGCAACCTGTGCTTTGGTATCCTCAATATGTTTCATGGTTTCTGCGTAATTATCAGGACAAATCCAAGGAATAAAACAGATAGGTGTTCCGTCAAATTCTACTGTTGTAGCTGCTGGGTATGTATGAATGTTATTAAACTTACCATTAATCAACTCATCCAGTGAGTTCACCTCATTGGTATTTTTGTAGAATGTATCGTGATTGCCAACCATCATATGGACAGTGACACCCAAGTCTACAAATCTTTGTAGGAATCGTTCACGGAAATCTTTAGCAATCTTGTATGAGACAAACTTACGTCTGTCCATAACATCACCCAAGTGAATAACTGTATCAATACCATTCTCCTCAATATAAGGAAAATATACCTCTTCCCAAAATTTGTAGAAGTAGTCGTTGAATGCTAGGTTATCGTTTCGGGCGCCAAAGTGTGTATCAGTTATTAGCGCTATCTTCATTTATCTTTATCTCTTCACCGTCATCATCATAAAATTTTTCAAGTCCTTTAGGTTCTTTTTTAACCTTCTTCTTAGGTTTATACACTGCTTCATCTGGTAGGAAGTTCTTCTGTAGATAGTCTACATATCCTGCTTGCGACATGTCTTCACCTTCCATCATCAAGTCCACATTCATGTTGGATATGATTTGGTGTTTGACATGTTGTTGTTTTTTCTCTTTAGCAATCCTACGAAGAAATGCATAGTAGATTATTTGAGTAAAATATGCAAAGGGGTTCTTTGATTTCTCTGGATTGAAGTTGCCACAATACTGTAGACAGTTTTCTATACCATCAGAAATCATCTCATCTCTGTATGTATAATTAATAAAGTTTGGTCGATAGGATAGGTGATTCGCAATTTTAAGGAAACACTCGCCGATGTAATTGGTTACTGGTGGTTGTGGGTCACCAAGTTCTTCTGCCTCTTTGCATTTCTCCTTCCACTCTTTCATTGCTTCTAGGAACTGTGCATTGTTGACGTAATGAACACCCTTTTGTTTTTTAGCCATTATAACTCCACATTTTGTTGCTTATAATTTACAACTATTCATATAGTATACACTTTTACAGGGAAAAGTCAATAGATATAATAAAATAATTATTTTTCAAAAACTTCTTGACTTTCTCTTGACAAGACGGTATTATAGGTATGTACCCTTTGAGAATAGATAGATCTAATGTATAGTTTTAGATGTTAATGAAGACTCCCATTCATCAAAGGCTTCTTCTGCTTCAATCTCCATTAGTTCTTCTTCTGTTGGCACCCTAATCTCATCTTCTACATCTCGTAGCATCTTGAGAACACACAACTCATAAAATCTAGATAATCCCAAAGATGCATCTGCTTTGGTAACAACCATACTTTTGTTAATGCTGTATACTTGTTCTTCAGAAAAATGTATCCATCTTCTTAGAGACACAGACTCCTCTAGTCCTAAACTAGTGACTCTAGGTGTAGTGCTGACTAACAAGGGGTTGGTTATTTGTATCATTCCAGACTGTGTATCTTCAACTAATCTGCAAACGATTTCTTCGCCACTTGATAATTTCAGAATTATATTTTCTGTCATTTGATTTTTATCCTTGTAATCTCATAGTCAAATTCTTCTTCTGCGTATATATTTATGCGTTCTTGAAAATGATTTATAGTAAAGTTCCTTTTTGACTTGTATGAAAAGTCATCTGCTATATCGAAGAGGGTAGCGGTATCTTTACTTTCACTCTTACGCAATCCTCGTCCAATACTCTGCAAGGTACGGACTCTAGATTTGCTAGGACTTGAGAACACGATGTTATGCAAATTCCGAATATTAATACCAGTAGAAAAAGTACCATAAGACGCAATAATGATAGCATCTTTCTCTTTCTCTGTAATAGCACGAATATCTTCCCTTGTTTTAGTATCTGTTCCACCATAGACATAGAAAACCTTCCTGTCTGTAGAATCAGATATCAACTTATGCAAAACATCTCCATGCTTCTCTACAAACTGAAATAGTATTAGTGTATTACCTTTTAGGTTCAATGTCAAGTCTTTAATGAAATCATTTCTCTTGGAGTGGGTTACGATGTAGTCCATCTCCTCTTGATAATTCATACCCTTAACAATTTTACACTCTTCTTCTGAATATGTGAGAACTATAGATTTAATCTTAAAATCAGATAGTGTTTTTTCATCAATCAACTTTTTGGTTGATATAACTTTATTTAGAGTGCCGAACAGTCCTTCTAGTACAAGTCTGTGTGTCTGCATCCCATCTAGTGTACCTGTCAATCCAAACCTATACTTACATTGATCTAGTTTGGTTAGAATAGAAGTCAAGGACTTTGCCTTAAATAAATGCGCTTCATCTCCCACAACCAATCCAAAACTATCAAAGTATGACTTGGGCATTTTGTATAAAGATTGCCATGTAGATATTACCACAGACTTTGATATCTCTCTATCATGTCCACTGTACACTCTTTGCATATTGTTTTCAGACCATCCGTAGTCAACAAAATCTGAGTACATCTGTTCAACTAGAGATGTTGTGGGAACAAGAATGAGGATCTTATCATTTGTTTGTTCTTTTATTTTTAGTTTGTAATATCTTACAAGGATGTATATAATTAACGACTTACCAGAAGCAGTAGGACTAAGAAGAAGTGCCCTATGTTTTCTGATTGCAAAATCCACGGCGTCAACTTGGTAATCACGAGGCGATATATTCTCGCCTCTGGAGGTAAGCTTAAGTTGTCGTATGAATCCATCCAGTGTTTCTCTGTCAATTTGTTTTTCATCTTCTAATTCCTCACTTATTTCATATGGTTCTTCCCACTCATCCAACCATTTTTTCAAATATGATAATAACCCAAGATACAACTCTCCTGTCTGTGGAGAATACAATCGTATTTTTCCATCCCATATGCGATTTCGGTATGCAGGCATAAATCTAGCGCCCGGCACTTCAAATGTAAAATGGTCTGATAATGAACGAGCAGTAGAAGGTTCAGTACTCACTTCTAAGTAAACCTCGTTCTTCTTTGTTACCTTTGTCACTTACACGACACCATCCACGAACTTGCGCCACTCAATAGCATTCTTAATTTCCCAATTACGATTGCCGACTTGTTTTAGAATGCGCTCACAGGTATCTTGACATATCTTGAAATATTCTACTTTTTGTTTTGCTTTGATAAGGTCTTCATCAGACTCCAAGTATATTGGTAAGTCTGCTTTTAGGATTTTATGGTCGAATGGATTGTCACGATATACGGTTGCGTCAGCTTTACCGCCGTAGTATTCCCACTTCTTGCGATAGAGTACTTTATACTCTCCCTCTTTCAACAGAACGAGTTGTCTAAAGTTGTTGTATATGGTGATATATTTTTGGTGAAGAGATGCAGCCCTTAGAGATTCATCTCCAAGTTCTATGTGGTCAATCTTCAAATCTTTTTCGGCAGATGCCTGCAATTCATCAAGTGTCATAATGTTTCATCCTATAGTGTGTGGACAGGGTCAGCAGAACTTACAGTTCTATATTTTCTCTGATTAGAGAACCAACTTCAGAGTGTCTAAGTCGCATTTCCCCCTGTCCACTGTGATATTTATAAGTCTTTATACCTTATCTCTTAAAACTTCCAGTGAATAATAATCATAATTCATAGTGGTTGTTGCAACTAAACCTGTTGCATCTGTGTCTTTAGTATCAAAATTAAGTCCAGATAAAGATGTAGGATATACATTTTTGAACAAAATTCGCACACTAGGATTATTCTTATTTGTCATAATAGTAAGTACTGCATCACTTGTAAGTGCTGATACTTTATCTGCACCACTACGAGTCGCTGCAGCATCTAGAATAGCATCTTCATATTGTTTAGTACTTTCTGGAAATCCAATACCTACCATCCAATTATGTATCTCACGCCAATTGTGTAAATTTTCCTGTACATTGAATGATAGTTCTATTGGTTCATAGTTGATGGTATCTCCC